ATATCACGGTTCGGTGTTGTCAAGTTGGGAACCATAATATACCATACCGGGTAGGGTATAATATGAATAGATTGTAACCATTTCATCTAATTTAGCAGATAAACTATTATGATTTTGTCGAAAAGTTTTACTTGACAAATCTATATGTATGTGCTATAATGATAATGTAAAGGAGTGGTATAATTGTATAGAGTAGCAGTGGTTTACAAAGTTGCACAGGTTCAGAATAATAATTCCGATAATAAATACATTCTTTATACAGATATTAACCAATATGAAGATATTACACCGGCATTAAAAATGTGTGAATATTATAATACCGTACACAATTTTCCGTTGTCATACGGCAAGATAATTCCGGATATTGTATATCTTAATCAAATTTCAAGTTATCCACAAGTATGTTTAGGTTATGTCGTATACGATACAAGAAAACCGTTATATAAAGTTGTTGGCTTGCTTAATAATTCAAATATTGGCGAAGCACCTCAACCCGTATACGACCCCACAGTTTACTATAATAGTGTTCCTTTTGAAGTAGCTCAAATGGCCGTTGACTATTATAATGACAATGAGACATATAGAGATACCACAGCCGGAACGATATTTAAGTATGACTATTTTCCCATGAACCATTATTAATAGTTCGGACGTCCGAACAGAAAGTGTGAATATATGGATTTTAATCAGATTATTTCTTCAATTGCTAATCTTGGATTTCCTGCTATCCTGTGTGTTTTGATGTTTTGGAAAATGGATAAACAAGATGAAAATTATAGAAATGTTATGCAGAACATGGAAAAAACAATTCAGGATAACACTCTTGCAATAACTAAATTTATTGAAAAGGTTGATAAATAATGGCAAAGTTACCACTTGAACCGCCAGTCCCTTATAAAAAGCCAGTATATTATGATTTCCGGAATAAGGACAAATGTGTATCCTCCTACGTTAATTATATGCTTTCAAGAACTCGCCGCATGTTCAAATATTCCGGTTTACCGGAAACTATACCTGATGTGTTCTTGGAAAGATACCTGCAAAGAAATGGGCAGTGCGTTATCGCCGAGCATGAAGGTAAATTGTACGCTTTTTGTGGGGGACTTGGTGGGGTATATAATGAATATTATTTCCCCACAAAATATATAGTAGCCAATCCATATTTGAATTTTAGTAAAGAATATGAAATTGGTACAGATTGTGTGTTGATTAGAAATGATACTGAAATGCAGGGCTTAATACCGATGTGTTCTAAATATGCTTCTTTATTGGTTGAAAATGATTTAACAATGAGAATTGCTGACATCAACAGACGTATTCCAGCGATAGCCAAAGTGCATGGAGATAATCAAAAAGAAGGATTTGACCTTTTAATGAAGAGAGTTGAAGACGGAGAATTGAAAATGAGTATTCAAGATAATTGGGAAGATATGTTTACTCTTTTGCCGTTCTCTGACGGAGTTATTACACATTTGACAGAATATATAGAATTCACTCAATATATTAAGGCTCAATGGTTTAACGAATTGGGAGTTCGTATGTCGCATAATATGAAACGTGAGGCGTTAAGTTCGTCAGAAATAGCATCCGGAGATGATATGATTCGTTCTTTACCAGAAGATATGTTAGAATGTAGAAAAGAAGCTCTCGAACAAATAAACACTATGTTCGGTACAAATATTTCAGTAGAATATAATTCTGTGTGGAGCTATTTATTTGAGGAAAAAGAATTACAGATTGACAGTATGAAATCCGAGATTCAATCAAATAATGAAACTGATAGTTCGGACGTCCGAACAGAAGAAAGTGGGGATAGTAGTGAACGAGAAGATAGTTCTGAAAGTTAATGATATTACAAACCCTATTTTTGAGTATCTGTATAATTATAGTCCTGCTGAATTCCAATGGATTAGAGAGTTATGGTCACATAGTACAAACTATCTAACAGTAGGAGACTATTTATATAAAATACATTCGGGTGATAAATGGTTGAGTCATCGTATTGTTAAAATAGAAAATAGTGATAATTGGAAGATTAACAGAGATTATATATATTCTATGTTTGCCCGTAAATGGAAAACCTATTGGGATACTCTTAATCTTGAATATATTCCTAATGATAATTATAGAATAGAACGCGATGAAGTTTATCATGCCAGAGATTCGGATAATATTATTGAGAAGAACGCAAAAGATACTATTGACGATACTAAACGTAATTATGATTCTATTGAGAATTTGAAAAATAAAAGAAATTCTGACAGTAGAACAGATGAGAAGAATTCCAGTTCGTCTATAAATAATGAAGAAGTTAATACTGCGTCATCTTCGGCAGAACAGATTTATGGATTTAATTCATCTGAAGGTACAGATTCTAATAGAACAGATGATAGAGATATTACTAAAACTCTTACTGATAATACAAATAATGAAGACAATAAGAGTAGTAGTAATATAAATGAGAATTATTCTGAAAATAAAAATAAGAATGATTCTGAACGTGAGAGTAAAAATGTCAAGGAAAATGAGCATAATACAACATTTAAAGATACGACAAAATCAAATAAAACAGAAGTCAATATTCATGGTCTTGATAAAGATACAAATCAAAATCTAATAAATCAGGAACTTGAATTACGAAAAACACTGTTTCTTGATGTTGTCTTTAATGATATAGATTCATTTTTAACTATTCCATGTTATTAACAGTTCGGACGTACGAACAGATAGGAGTTATTATGGTAGGCGGTTATGTTATTATCGACCTTACTTGGTCTGCCAAACAAATTTTTGATAGATTAAGTATGAATAATTTTAGTAAGGCAATTTATTTTAAAAATGTAAAATTGGGAACAACTACGACCAGTGCTTTTGGTTCATATGTAAAAACTGGAAATACTATTGAGTGTAGCATTCCCTACGTTTCGGGTGGAAAAGTTTTTGTTAGTGCATACACTATCACGGAATCCGCAGTTACTAATAAACAAATTAACATTGTAGAGGAGTAATTATCATGGAAGTAAAACAGATTTATGAATTCGTAAATGAAACTGTTAAAGAGGTATTGGGCGATGAAGCTTTGGTGCAAGAGGATTTGTCTAACGTTGTTGATATTGGCAATGCTGTATTTGATGGTAATGCTTTCGATAAATACGTACGTTCTCTTGTCAATCATATTGGGCGTGTTATTTTCGTAAATAGAAAATATAATGGTTCTGCTCCGTCTGTACTTATGGACGGTTGGGAATATGGTTCTATTTTACAGAAAATTTCATCTGAAATGCCTGAAGCAGAAGAGAACGAAAGTTGGGAACTTATCGATGGCGCGTCTTATGACCCGAACATTTTCCGTAAACCCGTAGCTGAACAGAAATTCTTTAATAAGAAAACTACTTTTGAAATCGACAGAAGTATTACTGAGAAGCAGGTTAAACAGTCATTTAGTTCTGCTGAACAGTTGAATGGTTTTATCTCTATGTTGTATAATGAAGTTGATAAAGCTATGACAGTTATGACGGATAATCTCATTATGAGAACCATTAACAATTTTACCGGTGAAACTCTTCATAATGCATTTCCTACTGGAGCTTATACGGGAACTCATATTAGAGCTGTAAATCTGCTTGCGGAGTATAACACACAGTATGGTACTACATTGACAAAAGATAAATGTATGGTTGAACCTGCATTTATTAGATTTGCCGCATACCGTATGGGGCTTTATAAAGACCGTCTTGCCAGAATTTCTACTTTGTTCAATATCGGCGAGGCACAGAGGTTCACTCCTAATGATATGCTTCATTTTGTAACCCTTAGCGATTTTAATACTGCGGCTAATATCTTCTTACAGTCTGATGTATATCATAACGATTACGTTAGACTTCCTAAGTCTGAAACTGTTCCGTTTTGGCAGGGTAGTGGTACTGATTATTCATTCTCGAATGTTTCTGCTATAAACGTCAAAACTACCAGTGGAGATACTGTTTCTATGGACGGTGTTCTTGGTGTTATGTTTGACCGAGATGCTTTGGGTGTAGCTAACTTCGAAAGACGTATTACCACAAATTATAATCCGAAAGCAGAATTCACCAACTATTTCTATAAGCAGGACGCTCAATATTTTAATGATTTGAATGAAAACTTTGTAGTATTCTTTGTTCAGTGATAAATTTAAAGGGGTGTTCGGACGTCCGAACACCCCGGGAAAGGAAAGATTATTATGTCAATGCGCGGCGGTTATCAAATTATTGATTTGAAAAACATTCCGCTTTATAGTGGGTTTCTTCCTGAATACGGTGAAAATCATATTACTATAAAAGGTATTTATTATAATCTATATCATAGTAATGCAAAAATGATTTTATTGAGCGGTTTAAATATGGATAACAAACCGCATAGAGACTATGAGATCATTCCCTATGAAGAAGAAAATGAATTTAAAGCTATACTGAAAAAAGTATGGAATACTGATAAACATATGGTATATACGTATTTTCTTCATATTGCAAATGATGATGATGTATATATTACATATGAAGAACTTGATTATGATAGAGTAGATAAGGAATTTAATGAAGAATCTGATATTGCTATTGCTAATAGCACTGTTACTAAGAAAGTCAAATCTTTGGAAGCTGAAGATAAAACTTTTGTTAAGTTAGACGGCAGTCGTTCAATGACAGGTGACTTAAATATTAATAGTAATAATATATATCGCGCCAAATTATTACAATGTGTATTAGCCGGAAATTTAGAAGCTAATAGATATAGTATAAGTGAAGCTGTTCTATCTAATGCAAGAGTAAAGGATATATTACACTGTGATAATAAGGGTATTATCAGTGAGCCTACTCTTAAAAATGCCAAATTAAACAATTCATTTGACGCTAATTTTATTAGAATTCAAAATGTAGGTTTACCCTCAAATGACAATGACGCCGCACGATTGATAGATGTTCGCAACGTCAGCAATCAAGTAAGTGATAGTGCGTCATCTCAAAATACTGATGATAATCATAATAGCTTTAATTATATATTGAAAAATGGTATAATGGAATCAACTATTATAATTACGACTTCTGCCAATTCATTTTCAAAAGACGCGTATATTACTGATTCTGCTATGGTTAATAAATTTAAAAATAATTTTTTGGCTTGCGGAGCAGATTTTTCTACTGATGTGCTTGAATTTAATTCAAGTTTTATATATTTGAGTAGTAATGCTGGTAACTACGAACCTGCTATTGCTAATGTTACTGTTACATTATCTGGTGACGAAGTTTCCGGAGCTGAAGCTTTACATGAAGTAATATCTGTACAACCCGTAAGCGGTTCTAAACCTATGGCGTCTGTTTATCAATATACAACTACGGCTATTGGGGTAATTGATTCATGAATATTTATCTTTATACTTCTTCTGCTGAACCCAATTCTTTCCCAAAAGAATTGGGTGAGGCTGTAAAATTTGAAGGAACTTTACGCGACGAATGCGACATCCTTAATCCAGTTATTACATTTGTAGGTTTTAATCCTGCTAATACATTTAATTACTGTTATATTCCAGATTTTAAAAGATATTATTTTATTACTGGATGTTCGGTCGTCCGAACAAATGTGGTTGAATTTACAATGCATGTTGATGTTTTGCAAAGTTGGAGTAGTTATATTTTAGAACAAGAGGGAACAATCCTAAGAAATGAATATGATTATAATCCATGGCTACCGGATGAACGTGTCCCTATTCAGGCTAATAATGAATATGTTTTTATTAAAAGTAACTCTACTCCATTCACTTTAAATTTATCTGATTCGGGTGATTCAGTTGAAGAAATAATAATTGCAACTGCTGGACAAAGGGCGGTGTATTCATGAGTTTATATAATTCTCAATTATATTCAAATAATTACTACATGTTAAGAGGATTAGATGATTATCAGCGTTTTATTGATATATTATGGGCGCAAAGTGATATGTGGGCTACTTTAAATATGACAATACCTGATAATCGTAGTGCATTGATTACAACATCATTCTATTTTCCTTTTAAAATAGGTAATTATAATAAATTGGGTACGGAAGTGGACAAAATACGTTTTGGATATACATATAGTGAAACACAAACTGGTGCTAAATTTATATATATAGACCCATCTAAAACATCTTTTAATATATTTTATACTTTTACCTTTTCAAAAGATGAAATAAGACAATATTTAACCACAAGTTTTTTAGATTATGATACAATAAATGAATATAAATTATATTTACCATTTATAGGTTTTGTCAATATTGATGGTAAATTGATTTATGATACAGCGCATACTTTATATATAAGATATAATGCAGATATCAGTACCGGAGCTGTTAGTTGTAATATATGCTTAGATGATATAAATAATAGATTATACCAATATACTGTAAATTGTACTAATGTTTCGCCATATAGCGGAGCAAATAATACATATGTAGCTAATAAGGGGTGGGGAACTATTGGTAGTATTCTATCTTCTGCTGTGGGTTTTACTGTTCCGACTACGATAACAAGTGGTGGAAAAACAAAGACGACAGCAAGAAATCCAGCTACTGGACGTCAAATAACTACTGGAACAGAAGAACAACAATATAAGACATCAAAACGTCATGAAACATCCTCTGCCTATGAATTAGTAAACGGTTTTGTAGATTTAGCAACCTCTCAAATACCTACTTCAATAAATGGTTCATCAAGTCCCGATGTAAGTTTTGATAGTTTATTATGTCCATATATAATTATTAAGAAACCAAAAGCCATATATTATACTGGATACGATAAATTAAACGGTAAACCTTTAAACGAAAGTAGAGTATTAAAGAACATAAAAGGTTATACTGAAATATCTTCTATTCATCTTAATATACCTTGCTTATCTGATGAATTAGAAGAGATTGAAGATTTATTACATAGCGGAGTAATTCTTAATACAGATGTAGAAATACCTGATATATCGCCTGTTACACCTACACCAGAGCCGGAGACTCCGGCAACACCTGAACCTGAAAAACCCGAACCTACACCTGAATTACCGGAGGGAGAAAAAGCAACTATGTTATGCTGTTTTAATGGAAAATTCAAAGTTACTGGAATGAGAGGAACACCTGCTCAAACTGGCAGACCAAGAAATCATTATGGATTAGATATGGTTGGACTTGATTCTAATAGAGTATATGCCATTTCAAGTGGTTGGGTTAAAATCATAGATACTGGAAGTAGTGGTCTTGGTAAATGTGTCCATGTTCAAATGGATGACCCACAATACTATGGACAGTGGATACTATATGGACATTTATCGTCTTTTGCAGTTGCTAATAAACAATATGTAAATAAGGGTCAACTTATTGGTATTATGGGAAACACGGGAGAAAGTTGGGGCACTCATACACATCTTGAATGGCGTAATAAATACGACCGATGGGATTCTGATTTTACTAAATATGATATCTGTAAATTTACTGGTATTCCTAATACATCAGTAGACGGACAGAATATCCATATAGGTTCTCCAATTTATAAGACTTCTAATGGAGCATCTGTTCAAAAGAAACTTGGATTAGAAGATAAAACCATCCAGTATTTAGAGAATTACGAATACGCAGAAGATTTAATGAGAAAAATTGATGAAAATACAAAATAGTTCGGACGTCCGAACAGAAATGATACTATGAACGGAACTACTATTTTTCTAATTTGTTTGTTGGCTATCCTTGGCATTGAAATCTTTCTTGATTATGTAATAAACCGCCGATAAGGCGGTTTATTACTTATATATTTGAATGTCTGCACCATATTAAATAGTTTCTTACTACTTCACCTATATCATTTGATTGATAAAATACTTTCTCCGTTATAAAGAATTTATATATTTTCTTTCCTATATCGTCATATGGATTTGTTATTTTTCTTCTATAATTATGCTTGTAACTTGGTTCTGCTGAAAATACTATATCATTATCAGGAAACTTTATATCTCCTGTTTTCTTATGTACGTAAGTATAATAACCTAAATCTGTATATATAATATCACACTGTAACATCTCTTCTCCGAACTCTATAAAATATCTAAAATGTATATCCTTATTGGTGTATTTTGTGGGACAATGTGGATATATATCCAATTCCCATTCACCGCCAGTAATCATATTAAGCTTTGGATTATCAAAAGCAAAATATATGTCCGATTTCTTTCCTTGTTTATTTGGTTTACAATATTCGACCGCTACTTTTAGTCCACTATCTCCATATTCATACAAATCAATTGTTCCTTGTTTCATATCTTTTATATGCTTGATTCCCATTTCCTCGAAATAGGGACAATATTTATTAACTGTATTTCCTAACATAAAAATAGTTACATTTTGTCTATCACGAATAATAGTGGATAATACATTCATAAATATTACAAATTCATTAGGTAGATAATAATCACGTGTTAAAAATTCATCAAATAATACTGTTGTAATATTTGGATATGATGTAGATTTGTCGTGTTCCATAGCTGACAGAGCGAATCCATATGCAAATGGACGAGTATCTTTAACTACTGCTTCATTTTCATCTAATCTTGCTAAATACCACATACCCGAACGATATACTATTCTATCCCATTCGTTATTAGAATACTTCTTAACTAATCCCTCATTAACAATTCCGGACGCCATTTCTGCTCCTCGTTTTCCTTTGAAGTCATCCTGCCATCTTCTAACAACTGCCATTTGTTTTCCTGTCTCACAATATTGTTTTAAGCCATATTCCCATATTGCAAATGATTTACCATTAGAACGTTCACCTATAATCATATTATATTTTGCATTATAAGTAAGTATCTTATTAGGTGTATAATATTTCATCCTTTTACCGTCCTTATTCCGAAAATAAAATTCAAATATTCTTCTGCTAATGATAAGCTATAATCAGCCTCGTCAAGATGAATGCAACTTTTTTCATGTACTTTGCACATTTTTCCTCTATAATCTTTTACTGCACACCTATATTCATCATCAATATAAGTATGTACATTTTTTCCTGTTCTTCCCTTTGGTATATACATACCTTGTGTAAAATAATCAAATACTTTTTTAATGTTCGGATGTCCGAACATTTTACATTTTCCCTGTTGCTTTTCATATTTGATATCACATTGTTCTAATATATATGGTAGTGCTTCATTTTTATTTAATCCTGATACTGTCAATGCTATTGTATCATTATGTATTGTTATATATCTTTTTGCCCCTAATGTTTTAAAATATGTATAATCCCCGTCATAATCCCATTCACCTAATAATTTCTCTTTCCCTTTTATAGTTTTTGGTTTTACCAATTCCATATCTAATTTATGATAACTCATAGCTCTAGTTAGTTTCTTTTCTAATGTAAAATTATATTGATTAAAATATTTCAAGTGTTCTTCCCTATTTATGAATTTTACACTATCAGTGTCCGAGTATATATAATCACCTTTTAATTCTAATATAGCTGAAAATAGGTTACGTCTTGCATACGCAGTTACCCACACTCCCCACGGATAAAACATAAACCTATCGTATTTATTATTATATTTATCTATCTGTTCTTCTATGTCCATTTCACCTATACCCCATTCGTCATTTTTATATTCTATTATATCACGTAATATATCTGTTACTGTCATTCCATATTCACTATTTAACATTTCTTTACTGTTTAAATACTCTGTTTCTCTATCCTCTACGCCTTTTAATTCAGTTTTTATTTTATACAAATCTAATATGGCTTTTATAAACTCTGTCGGTAAATAATTTTTAATATATCTATATATTTTTACATACTCTATTTTTTCTATGTTATAAAATTCTTTAATTGTAAATAAATCTTGTTCTGTTATTACTGTTTCTATATAATCTGCACTCATAATTCTTCCATTGTCTATTTCTTTTTTTCCTACTACATTACATTTTGATAATGATAGCGGATTATCTGCTATAAATTTAGATTCTACATTATACATTTTCAATTCTATTATACAACAATAATTTTTTATACTTTCCTCTACTATATCATCTGACGGATTTTCAATTTTTTCTGAACTTGACATTGGGAATTTTTCTGAAATCATTACAGCTGGGTATGATGACGTAAAATCGTATGATGAAACATTCTCGAATACCTTATTTGAATTTAATATATTTGCATGCGTGAAACCACCTGCAAATGCTTTTTTTAAATAACTATATTCTTCAACATCAATTTCAAGATTTTTTATTAACTTCTTATACTTAAATGAATTACATTGGTTTCTTGTATATCTTCTCACATATTGTGTTTTTGTTAATGGTATTAAACTTATTTCTTTTTCTTCTTTTAATAATTGTTCTATATAATATATAATTATTTCAACATCATTTATTAAATATTTATAAACATCTTCTTCTAATTCTGTATCCGACGTTCTTAATAATTTATAATCATAATTTTCATCTAATTTCTTTATTGGTAATTTTCTTATCTTTGCTAAATTACTTAATGAATAACCGGATAATTTATATGAGCATCTAAACTCAAATCCATTAGTTATAGCGTATACTACTTCTCTTTCACTTAGTGCAAAAACTTTATCCCATATGAACCATTTTCTCATGAATTGAAATTCATAACTTAAATTATGTACATATATTAATAGTCTTTTATTGTCTGAAAGACGAAAAAACTCATATAATGCGTCCATAACTTCAATTAATTCATTCCATGAACGAAAAAAATATATTACATGATTTATATCTATTGCACCTATATACATGGTAGCTTTCTTTTCTCCATTTTTCACAAATGAGGATGTTTCTATATCTAACGAACATGGAATCTGATAATAGGCAATTTTTCTATTATTTTTATGAATATCATAGACCGTCTCGGATAACTTATCTATGAATTCTTCTAATGTGTTCGGATATCCGAACATTAAAAATCACTTTGCCTATTTATATATTGTTTCTTTAATATTCCATTATCGTTATTAGTCAATAATTTAACAATATAATCTATTCTATTATCTAAACTTGATATATTCACATCTCTATCCGATACTATATCAAAAATATCTTGTGCTAATGTATTTGTATCTAATCCTGCTACATATCTACTAACTTCCGGTATTTCACTTAATTTATTATATAAGTCCCAAAATTCTCCTATTTTCTTATGTGAAAATTGTCTCAATTGAAATCTTAATTTTTTAGCTTTTGCGCTGTATTCTCCTGTTTCTGTGTCCGGTAAAGGGTCAAACTTTTCTATGAATCTATTCCTTAATTCTGTCCTTTCTTTTTTCCATTGTGAAATAGTTGATAAAGGATTATTAACTAATGAATACGCTGACGTAAAAGCACTATTTAAACGCTGTCGCATAAACTTTTCATTTTCATCGGGCATTTTTGCAGAATATTTTCCACGTTCTTCCATTTTCTTTTTTAATGGATTCGTTTCCATGCTTGGCGATGTCAAAATAACTCTTCTTCTTCTATCTGCTTCTTCTGTTAATGCTTTAACATATCCATATAACTCACTTGTAGGCATTTCTTGCAAATCCTTTTGAGTTAAATTTAACGCTTTTTCAATCTTCTGTTTGCGCGATAATGTCATAGAACTTCCCCCCGTGACGATATATTTCAATCATATCTTCATAATCAGCGAAATAATGTAAATATAATAATAATAATGTAGCAGAATCATTATGCCCGTTTTCAAATTTACTTATGTTACTTCTTGACCAACCGCTGCGTTCAACTACATCGTCTAAACGATATCCCTTTTTGTATCTTAATTCACGACAAAAATTTCCGACTTTTTTCATATTTAATTTATATTGCATAATAAAATAAAGGGAGAATTTCTTCTCCCTTTCTCCTTTCAACAAATTATTGTTTTGATATAATCTTTTTTAGCGTCTCGCGTCTGATGAATTTTTTCAAACTTTACTTTAATAGGTTCATCTATTAAATCTTCGAGTTTTGTATCCATATCTTCTGCCAATAATTCGTTTACAATTCTAATAAATGATACCGGAGCAAAAAAGAACTTTTTCTCTTCGTCGCTTACTCCTACCAATCTATCGCCCTCACGTGTGTTTATCATCATTAGTTTATTTACTGTCATTGGTTTATCAATATCTCTTGCAGGAATCATTTCATATTCCGATAACATATCGTATTTTTCATTTAATACCTGGTTTACTTGAGCAAATTTATTCATTTTATATCATCCTCGTTTATAATAATTTTTAATTCAAAATATTTATCCGAATCGTGTATAGCTATTGCGCGTTTTTTATGGTAAAAAACTAACCAACCATAACTTACCATATTTGTTATCACATCGTCTCTCTCATATATTAATCTCAAATCACACGATTTTAAATCTTGATTTTCTTTTGAATAACAAATATCTAATACTTTTACTTTTTCCATATCCATTAAAAGGGCTTTCGCCCTTTCTTTATGCCTTTCTGAATATTTTGAAATCTAAAACTTCAGAATATCCGACTTTCATATTTTTAGCAATTATAATATCTTTTTTATCGTTATCAGATTCATAAATACTATATCCATTATGAATATATCCTAGAATCATTCCGAAATCAAGATTTTGTTTATTCACTTCTTTTTTCTCACATGCTTCTGTTCTTACATCTACTAAGCAATTGTAAATCATTTTATATTTTTTCATTGTAATTTTCCTTTCTTTTTATATTGTTCGGACGTCCGAACATTATTAGATTTTTTTGTATTCTTCGTATAAAGTTGATACGAATTTTTCTTGCGGTAATGCCGCCATTAAGATAGTAGTATCACCGTAAATAATCATAACTCTAAAACCGTCTTTTTCAAGTTCAGTTTTATGTTTTACAATTTCATCCCGTGTTACTATCTTATCATCGTGTTTCTCGTACTCTCCGTTGAGCGCACAAATAACATATTTGAATTTGTCGCTTTCCTTTGCCGGTTCTTTGGGCGTTTCCTTGGTTTCTTCCGGTGTAGTTGAATTGTCGCTTTCGAGTTCTGTTCCGTCTGATTCAATTGCCTGCTTCTTCTTGCGTACTTCTTTTACTGTAATGTTACGCGGAAGTTCTGCAATTTCATCATCCGTCAATTTCTGTCTAATACACTCAACTAATACAGCCGTAGAGAAATCTCCGCTTTCGTTCTTAAATACTGTTGCATTAGGCGAAATAAAATATTTACCTACTTTTACATACTCGGATACAGTGGAGCGGCTGACATTTAAAATTTTTTCACCGAATGCCGCCGTACTTTTTACCCCGTATTCCTTGTACAGTTCTTTATCGTGTACTTGTTTTAAAACAAAAGCAATTAACCCAGAGGTAAGTTGATTTAGCTGTGTAGCAAGGTTAAGCGTTTGCTCTGCCTCAACGGCTGTATTAACTACGCATTCCGTAGCCAATGAATTTGAAAACTTTGTAATAATACTTGTGTTCATGTTCTATTATCTCCTGTTCTTTGTCATTGGTTCGGACGTCCGAACAGCTTGTGTAATTGTGAACAAATGTGTACAAAATATGTACAATATGTCCATAATATGAACAAACTATTAACATATTCTGTTGTCAAGGTTCAACGTCTGGCGTCCTCTCACTGGTTCGCCCTCTCTCTGTTTACGTTTATATTATACCATAAGAGGAACAAAAAAACAACATTATATTGTAAACGATGTGTGAATTGTTGTTCATATTTGATCTCAATACTATACCTCTATGGGGTATATTCACATCTTTATAAACATATCATGAACAATTTGTCGAAATTTAATCCGCCCAACTTGACAACACCGAACCGTGATAT